GGCAATATCCCGGAAGTAGACGAAGCAGACTACAACACCGGAGCCGCCGTGGATGCGTCAGAGTTTCAGAATGTAGACGGAGACGCAAATCTGCCGTTCAACTAAGGCAGACCAAGCCAGGAGCGGAAACGCTCCTGGTATTATCCAAAGGAGGCACAGTATGCAGATATTATTTGATAACTGGACTGGCAGATACGATGACGAATGCTTGATGCCGGGAGACATCGTGGAAGCGGCTATGGTTTACAACTTTAGAGAGAATGCAGGAAACCAGACGGATACTATGATCCAGATGAGCGAGGTCGCAGACATCGTAGGCAATCTGCCAATCTATGACACCATATACAAAGAGAACAGATACTCGCCATGGAAGTACGCAGGACAGTGCTATCCGGGAGAGTTACAGAATAGAAATCCGGCACTCATGCCGATGTGCTATATCTGCAGCAGATACAGGGCAGATACCAGAGAGGAACTGGAAGAAAACATCAGAGTGGCGAAGTGGGCAGCAAATAAGGTAGTCAGTGAAGGAAAGATACCGATTGCACCACACCTTTACTTCCCACGATTTATGGATGACTCCATCGCCGGAGAGAGATACTTCGGAATGGAAGCAGGCAAGCGTCTGATGATGCAGTGTAAGGAATTCCTCGTAGTGACCGTGGATAATGTGATCAGCGAGGGAATGAATGAGGAGATCGACTACATGACGAACAAACTCATGATGCAGGGCAAGTCAATCAATTTCACAAGACTTGGACTGGAACAGGTAATACTTAGTAGATTGGAGCGATAATATGCAGCAGGCAGCGGAGGTCGATTTAGACCGTCTGGTAGATTATAAAACTGAATACTGCTCCGTTATCAAAAAGCACAAGATCACAGGCGACAACCTCACAGGTCTGTGTCCGTTCCATGACGACCGTGCAAATTCATTCTCGGTAGACTTAAAGACCGGAATGTGGCACTGCTTCGCAGAGGATGAGGGCGGAAACTTCGTCACATTTTATGCAAAGCTGAATGGACTGGATACCAAGGAAGCCTATAAGCAGATACTGGAAAAGTATGGAGCATTGAATGAGCCGCAGGAGAAACCAAAAGAGAAGAAACCAGGACTGGATCACTACACCGTGTCCCAGTATTCATTCGAGAAGCGTCTCCCAGAGGACTGGCTGAAAGAGCAATGCTGCCTGCAGACAAAGAAAGACCGAAACGGAGTCCAGTATTTATACATACCATACTTTGATGCAGAAAGAAATCTGGCACTGCACCGTAAGAGATACGGCGGAAAGCAGTTCCGGTGGGAATATGGAAAGACAGACAGGCTGTGTTTGTAGGGATTAGGGCAGATAGAAGCCATAAGGAATATCGGATACGCAGCACTGGTCGAGGGCGAGAGCGATTCCCAGTCCATGTGGTACATGGGAATCAGCACACTTGGAATACCGGGAGCGTCCATGATGCGAGCAGACTGGGCAGGAGTCCTGCAGGATTTGAAACTTTACATCCATGTAGAGCCGGACAAGGGTGGGGAAGCATTCCTCGCAAAAGTCACAAGGGCACTCCGGGAAGGAAAGTTCGTAGGAGAAGTATACAAATGGAGCTGTCGAACACTCGGATGCAAGGACCCATCGGAAGTTTATATGAAGTATGGCAAAGAGGAAGCGGCCGAGAAGATCCGAAAAGCAATCAGCAACGCAGAGCAGATAGACATCGAGGAAGATAACATCCCGGAAGCGGTCGAGGGAGCACCTGTGAACTTAAGGCAGCCGGAAGGTTGGATTTATTCAGAAAAGGGAATCAGCGTGATCGATGAAAAGAAGTATGCACCAGTCATGGTATGCAGAACCCCGATCATTATCACGCAGCGACTGCGGAGCATGGAAACAGGAGAGGAGAAGATAGAGGTAGCATTCAAGAGGGATGGGCAGTGGCACAAGGCAATCTACCCACGAAGCACCATCTTCACATCCAGAGCCATCACAGCACTGGCAGACTTAGGATGCACCGTCACATCGGAGAATGCAAAGCACATCGTAAAATTCTTGGCGGCACTGGAAGCCGAGAACATAGACATCATAAAGAAAGCAGACTCCACAAGTACATTCGGATGGCAATCCGGAAAGCGGTTCGTGCCGGGGCATGACAAGGATATCGTTCTGGACATTGACCCATCGCAGAGGGGCATGGCAGCGGCATACTGCCAGAACGGAACAATGGCGGACTGGCTCAAAATGATAAAGCCACACCGAAGCAGAGACAAGTTCCGGTTCATATTGGCGGCCAGTTTCACAGCACCACTCCTGCGGATCATAAAGCAGCGAATATTCTTCGTGTACAACTGGGGCGGTTCAAAAGGCGGAAAGACCGCAGCACTTAAGGCAGCACTCTCCGTATGGGGCGACCCGGAAAGACTGATGGTAAATTTTAATGCAACGCAGGTAGGCTTGGAGAGAACCGCATCCTTTTACTGCGACCTTCCGCTCGGAATTGATGAGCGACAGTTGGCAGGAAATAACCAGAACTCACTGGAGAAAATCGTGTACATGATCGCCAGTGGTACAGGAAAGATACGAGGTGCAAAGAGCGGTGGCATCCAGGCAACACAGACATGGAGAACCGTGGCACTGGCAACCGGAGAAGAACCACTATCAACAGAAACATCGCAGACAGGTGTAAGCACCCGTGTGCTTGAAATATACGGCGGACCATTTGATGATGAGAGGGAAGCCTCCGTCATGCATCAGCAGTCTGGAATGAACTGCGGATGGGCAGGGCCGGCTTACATCGGAATGCTCCTGCACACAGACGAAAGAAGCATCACGGAGAAATACGATGAAATGATGCAGTATGTATACCAGATCAGCAAAGGAAAGAGCGGATCACACATAGCGGGCATCGCAGCGGTGGCACTGGCAGACGCAATCATCGACACATGGGTATTTAATAACGGAGAATGGCTGAAACGGTACGAAAATGGAGAATTTGATACGGAATCAGCCAAAACAAACACGGAAAACCTGCAAATCGACCCGGAATCATGGGAAAGAGCCAAAGAGATGGCAAGGAACATCCTGCAGGAGCAGATGAACGCAGACACCGGAGATGTAAACGAGAATGCCACGCAGTACATCGTGGACTGGATACTGTCAAACAAGGACAGCTTCGGGGAGAAAGCCTTCGGAACGTGCCTTGGCATGATCCAGAACAAGAACGCATACATCTTCCCATCCATGCTGACGCAGGCACTCACGAAAGCAGGGTACTCATCCAGAAAGACACTGAAATACCTCGCAGATAAGGGTCTGATCGGAGTATCAGTCCTTAAGGACGGCAGTACCAAGAACTCCGTAACAAAATGGTTTAACAACCGAAACTGTAGATTTGTGGAATTCCACTTGGGCGACCTCGCAGAGGAAAAGGACCCATTACTGGAGGAGGAAGAAATCGCAGAGCAGATGAAACCGCAGCAGATGAATCTGCCGGGAATGGGTGACGGATGGCAGACCATACCCGATGAGGATGCAGATAAGCTTCCGTTCAATTAGTCACAGAATTTGCGATTTAGTCACAAAAACCATGGAGCAGAAAAAATTGTGTGACTGGAAATTATGTGACCAAAATCGCTAAAAAGTTATAAAAAACCTTAAAAAACCGCACACCTAAAATTAGGTGTTTAGTTAGGTGTTCGGTTAGGTGTTTAGTAAAAAAACCAGTAAAATCAAGGCTTTTAATAACATCTAAACACCTAAAACACCTAAATCACTATTTTTATTGTATTTACGGAAAATTGTGTGACTGCATAAAGGGTTAGTCACAGAAATCACTAAAAAAACATGGTGTATTTCAAAAATTAGGTGTTAGGTGTTTAGTAACCCCGATAAAGCCAGTAAAATCAAGGGTTTCACACCGCACACCTAAATGAACACGTAGGTGTGCGGTAGAAAAATGGAGCATTAGGTGTTCGGAGACAGAAAGGGTGGTGCGAATGGAAGATGAAAGCATCCAAAAGGATGAAGAAAAGCTGAAATCGCTACTGGAGACACTGAAAAAGAATGACGAGAATGTGCCAGAGGAACTCCTAAAGACCAAGTACAAGAAACCGTACCGGGAACTAAAGGATAGCATCAAGGAAGTAGCGGATCAGATCTCCGGCAGGAGAATCAGACAGGACATCGTTATAAAAAACGATGATGCCGGACAGGTTCTCATAAAGCAGATACAGGAAATGCTTGAGGAAAAACGGAGAGCCGGAACAGGCAAGGAACTCGGCAGGACACTCTACAAGGAATACAGTGTCGAGAAATTCCTACAGGTGGTGGAAGAAATCAGAATAGCAGTCTGGAATCTGTGGATACCTTACTGGCAACAACACTGTTGCTTATACGCAGCACCGGAGTGCTTCGATGAGGACGGACCGCCACCGAAGATTTATAACGATCTGACAAAAGAGTTCCTTGTAGACCAGGAACAGAACATCTGGGAGAAGAAACCAGAGTGGGAATCAGAACAGAGAATGATCATCACAGCCGGAGCGTGCCACATTCTGGCTGAGGGATTAAGAAATAAGGAGGAAGCAGATGGGATGCAAAGCAGCGATACCAACGGATGAGTACCACGGATGGGAGTGTGAAATAACAGAGGGAGCGTGTATGTTTTTACACCCAGACAGTAAAAGATGTGCCAAAGAATATGGCGAAGGACCAGATACAGTAGAACAGGAGGAGCAAGACAATGGATAACAGACAGGTAAACATCAACAGATTTGAAGCAGAGATGGCAAAGGTAACAAGAGACGGAGTGGACAAGCTGATGGCATTTATCAGAAAGAGTGATATGTACGCAGCACCTGCAAGTACCAGATTCCACCTTTCAGTGACAGGCGGACTGCTGCAGCACTCACTCAATGTACTGGATGCACTGAGGGCGAACCTCACAAAGAACGATGACGGCACATACTCATACGAGGTCGCAGGAGTTCCGGCAGCCAGAGTGACAGAGGAAAATGTGATCATCATGGCACTGCTCCATGACATCTGCAAGACCTACTTCTACACAACGGAAATCAGAAACCGCAAGGTCAATGGAAAGTGGGAGCAGTACGAAGCATTCGCAGTAGACGACAAGATTCCATACGGTCACGGAGAAAAGTCTGTAATGATGATCGAGGAATATATGAAGCTTCAGCCAGTAGAAAGATATGCAATCAGATGGCACATGGGATACACCGAAGCCGACACCTTATCATTCAACAATGCAATCGACAGATACCCGATGATCTGGGCACTGCATTCCGCAGACACACAGGCAAGTCACTTCATGGAAAACAATGAGGGGAACAAGCTGGCATACGCAGACAACGGATCAGCGGAATACGCAGATCAGCCGACCATGCAGGAGGCAACCGCCCCGGTATTTGAGGAGGCGACACCAGTATGAGCATGATGGAACTGCTGTCCCAGATGAGAGAGCGAGCCAGAGCCAAGAAGCAGCGCAAAGGAAGCCTGCCGTGGTTTTGTATCATTCTTTCGGACAAATGCGTAGAGCCGGAAAAACCCTGTACTGAGTGCAGGGTTTACGAGGAACATAAAGAAGAAATCGAAAAGGAGATGGAGAGACATGATCATCAAGATTGAAGCAGTACCGAAACTGGTAGTGGAAGATGGAGTAGAGAAAGTCGTCATGGGAGAAAACAATCAGCCAGTGTGGGATAAAGAAAGAGCACTTATCACAACCAAGGGCGGCAATTACCGCAGAATCGTCACACTCACAGACGAACTGGCGGCAGAGGTGCTAAAAGGACACCGATACTTCAATGTAGTAGAGAAAAACGGAAAACTCCACATCACAGGGAGAGTGTCCGCCAGATTTTAAGGAGGCAGACGATGACAGCAAAGAACGCAGAAGGGTATCCAGACCCAACAGCAGAGGAAGCAATCCGCCATGTAATGCGTGGCGGAAAACTGGATTATACCTCCTTCAGAACCTACGAGGAACTGCAAGACTACACCATAAAGCATAACAAGGGTATAAACACCAGAGAAGCGGCCGACAAATTCATCCGGGAGAAGATGCCGAAGGAAAGCTACTTCCAGAAGAAAATCCTTGACTGGATAAAAGACAACGCACCAAATGCCATCGCATGGAAAGAAGCAGCCGGCCCGTACTCCAGACAGGGAATCCCGGACATTACCTGCATCATCAATGGCAGGTATTACGGATTTGAGGTCAAGCGGCCATTCATTGGGGTACTAAGCAAAATACAGGAGCAGACGATAAAACAGATCCGCAGAGCAGGTGGCAGAGCATGGGTAGTCACTTCGGAAAAGGAAGTAGCAGAAATCCTGCTGCCGGAACTGACACAGAAATAGCAAGGGAGCAAACAGAATGAGAGTAGCAATCGAACCGAGAAAAGCAACTGACCGTGGCGGATATTACTGTATGCCGCTGAAGGTAAATGTGCCGACAGGACGCAAGGACTGGAAGCTGACCAAGTGCCCGGAGTGCGGTGCACAGTGTTGGGAACTGCCACTGGCAGAAGTAGCCAAGGCGCAGGGAGCAAAAGGACTCTGCACCATGTGCGCTTTAAAGAAGGGAGTGAGCGGAAGATGAACGATGATGAAAAGTGTTGCTGCGGAAACTGCCTGCACCACAGACCATCATGGGAAACAGGACATCTGAGCGGATGGCACTGCGATAACTTCACGGCAGACGCATACGGATGTGATACGGAGTACGATGATGGAGAAGAATGTCCAGATTTTGAAAGCAAGAGGTAGGCAAACCATGTGGAAGATTTTCATAGAATACGATGATAAAAGCAAATTGACGATAACCGGAAAGCACAAGGATATTCCGGTAGAACTGGCGAACAAATACTACAGAGAATATGTGAAAAGTAGCGTATGCAATGCCACATATCAGCAGTATCCAAAGAAAGACCATAAACCAATGTCACTAGCAACGAAGATCATGGAACTTCAGAAGGGAGCGTAGCAATGGGAGAAAAACCATTAACAACCGAGGAACTGCGACAGATGGCAGGACAGCCGGTGTGGTGTCCGGATGAGGAAGCATACGGAATTGTGATGTGCGACAAAATCGGGCAATGGGCAGGAATTCCGTTCTTGCACGGAGTATGGTACGGGGATGGCAATGGCTGCGGTGTGGAATTTAATCATAATATCATCAAGAGAAGGCTGAGATGCTACAGAACGATCAGCGAGAAAGACATCCCGAAACCACTCATACAGAAAGCAGCATTCGGAGATATTGTGATGGTATGCCCAAACTGCGAAAACGCAGCCGTTATCAATCCATACAGAAAAATCAATCCATACAGAAAAGACAGGGAATTATATCCGCACTGTCCGTGGTGTGGGCAGAAATTAAAGGAGGCAGAGGATGAGACTGAAAAAGAAAATCAGCAGGCAGAGTAAGATATTCAAAAAGGCAATCAATGCAAAGTGGGCATTCTACTGGGCAAAGTTTATGACAGAAGCAGCGGCCATCTGCAGGAAGTACACGCATGAGGTAATCGAAGGCAAGGGAACGGATCATGAATATACACACGCCTCATGCGATGGTTGCCCATTCAATGTGGAGAAGTTCGGGGAGCATAAGATATGCGGGTGCGTATTAAGCGCACCGGACGACTGGGATGAGCCGAAGGTAATCGGTCATGTCGTCCGCACAATAATCCATGAAATGGCAGGTGGCAAGAAATGAACGAGAACGAAATCCGTGAGTACGCACTCATGAAAGCAACATTCAAGTGGCTGCTGATCGGTATGCTATGGCAAGGATTAGAACTGTGGTTCTATGGAGCAACCAGACCGAGTAACGAGGACACAATCATCGGATTTTTCCTCTGGTATTACATCGTGAGATGTGAATGCATGAAAAGGGGAGTCTGGTGGAAAAGAGGTGGAAACAATGGCAAAAGGTAAACCAAAGCGTAAGCCATTCGGGATGAATTCCAGTCTGGCGGACGCAACGCAGGTAATGAGACAACTTCCGGTGTCGGCAATGCTCTCGTCCATTGAAATGCAGATAAACATCCTGCAGGAGCGTGGAGTAGAGATACGAGACTGGGAGAACAAAGACCGGGTACTTAAGCAGGTAAGGATACTCGGCGGAAAAGCATACTTCCTTGCGGAGGACAAACCCAGGGATTAGAAAGAAGGAAAACTATGACACCAGACAGCATGGCAAATGGGGTAGAAGAACAAAAACTGCTTCTCAAACAGTACCTCGGACAATATTATTATGCCAAGATGAAAAAGAAGCAGTTGGAAGCCAGACTTCGTACTTTCAGAGAAAATATGCTCGGCACAAAGGGGATGCAATACTCCCCAGTGCCACGCAGCCAGACCAACAGCGTAGGAGACGGACCGGCAACGCAGGTCATCCGTGCAATGGAGATCGAGGATAGAATCGAATCACAGAAAGCAGAGATGGCAAAGACCATGCTGAATGTGATGAAGATCATGGATTTTTTACCAACGGACTCCACGGAACGAAGCATACTGGAATACAGACACATTGACTGTTTGAGTTGGAAGCAGGTGTGCAAGGAAGCAAACATGACAAGGACCCCTTGCAACAAATACTACAACGCAGGAATTGACAAGCTGCTTACATACAAAAAAATACAGTCAATTTTACAGGAATTCGCCTCCTCCCAAGAACCCTCAAAGCCTTGAAATTGCTTGACTTCGGAGTAGGGGGGGTAGAATTGTAGTTGCAAAAAAGGCTTATTTATAGCCAATTTAGCACAAACAAAATTCTACCCCAAAAGGAGGTCTCTTATGAAAGAGAAGAAGCGAAAAAAGGTCGGCATTGTACTGATCGCAATCATTGTTTTATGCATCATCGGAATAATTGCATCGCCAAGCGATGATAAAAAGGATGATAGCAATCCAAAGCAGACAGAGCAGCAGAATACTGAGGTCACGGAGCAGGCTTCGGAAACTACCGAACCAAAAACAGAGGAAAAAGACGAACCCGCAGAAATTGATGGAGTAGACATCATATTCTCTGACACAGTAAGAAATGACAAGACAGGAAATTGGAGACTGGCAAAAGTTACAGGGGATAAATCAGCAGAGGAATACGCAGCGGATTATTATAAGCAATATTTCAAGGCGGATAATGAAGTCCATGCAGTCGTCAATTTCACGCTTAATACCACAGCCTGCATAACCTGTGTAGGAGATACGCTCAATGTTAGAATATACGAGCACATCAAAGACGAAGAACAGTATGCGGAGAATTTATTCACAGGCACTAAGTACGCAGAATACAATGTGGATAAAAACACAGGAGATGTGGAAAAGATGGAATAATTCAAGGCTAATATATTGCAGAATATCAAGCCGGAAATTTTACCGGGGAAAATTCCGCAAAAAGAAAAACAGAACATCGAAAATTCAAGCCGACTTTTGGAAATCCGCATTCGGAATCCAAGGGCCGGCTTTTACTGTATGTACAGAACGGATCATAAATAGCAAGCCTAAAAAAATAGGGCACGTATATAGGGAGTGTACAAGGCCCGCATATAGCACCCCCATATATAGGGCAGGTATTACCCCAAGAAAATAAGGCAGGCAAGACACAGGGGGTACAGGGCACACCGTAGCACACACCCACAGGGGTAGGGAGAGCAGGGTTAGGACGCACCCGCACACCACAGACACAGCACCACGCGGCCACACCACAGGCAGGGCAGGCAAGACACAGGGCACACCACAGGACAGGGGGCACAGCACCACACAGAAGCACAGCACACAAAAGAAAGAACAAGAGAGTACACAAGAGTACATCGAGGTGTGCTATAGTAGTAGCGTGGAGCACAAGGGGACAGACCACACGGTCACACCCAACCACTCCACTTGCTCCCCTCAGAGAGGACATGGCACAAGGCATCAGAGCCTGCGCTGTGTCCTCTTTTGCGTGCAGGCGGGGCACGGCATCGCCGTAGGTACTACCCAGACCCAAAATACAATGCGGGGCGAGGAAGGCGCGGCTTTTTTGCCGATAAAATAAAAAAAATTTTAACCATTTCGTTACGCAAAGCGGGAAGGAGGCTTGGAAATGGACCAGAAACTGAGAACTGAACGCAGGAAACTGGCTGACTTAAAGGCAGCAGAATACAATCCAAGAAAAGCACTGACCCCGGACGATGCGGAATACCAGAAAATAAGGCGGAGCATTGAAGAATTCGGATACGTTGACCCCATCATCATAAACGAGGATGGAACTATCATAGGCGGCCATCAGAGGGCAACCGTCCTCAAAGACCTCGGATACCAGGAAGTGGACGTGGTCGTGGTGGCTCTGGACAAGCAGAGAGAGAAGGCTCTGAACATCGCACTGAATAAGATTACAGGCGAATGGGATGAAGTGAAGTTGAAAGACCTCCTGTTTGACCTCGACCTCGGAGATTACGACATATCACTGACAGGCTTCGAGCAGAATGACCTCACGGAACTGGTGGACAAACTCGCTATCGAGCCGGAAGCAGTGGACGATGACTTCAATGAGGACGAAGCACTGGAGCATGCGGAAGCCGAACCAGTAACCAAACTCGGAGATGTGTGGCTACTGGGCAGACACAGGCTCATGTGCGGAGACAGTACATCGCAGGACGACATGGCGGTTCTGATGAATGGAGAAATCGCAGACCTTGTCGTCACTGATCCGCCATACAATGTCAACTACGGAGACAAGGCAGAGATGCTCGATGAGTACCTCCCTGCCAAAGGACACCGCAACATCAATCACATCAAGAACGATAATATGGACAACCAGAGTTTCTATTCGTTCTTACTGGCAACCTACCAGAGTGCCTATGAATTTATGAGAGCCGGGGCAGCAATCTATGTATTTCACGCAGAGAGTACCGGGCACATATTCAGACAGGCATTCCTTGACGCAGGACTGAAACTCGCCCAGTGCTTAATCTGGGAAAAGAACGCATTCGTCCTCGGCAGACAGGACTATCAGTGGAGACACGAACCGTGTCTGTATGGATGGAAAGAGGGTGCGGCGCATTACTTCATCAATGACAGGACACAGGATACCGTCATTCTGGAAGATGATATAGATTTCAGTGCCATGAAGAAAAACGAACTTGTGGCATATCTGGAAGAACTCCGCAGGAAAAACAGAGATCAGACCTCTGTTATTTACGAGAACAAACCGACAAGGAATGACATACACCCGACCATGAAGCCAATCGCACTGGTCGGAAAATTCATAACCAATTCCAGTAAGTCCGGATGGAATGTACTGAATCTGTTCGGTGGAAGCGGCAGCACCCTCATGGCCGCAGAGCAACTGGGAAGGACGGCATTCATCATGGAACTGGATGAGAGATTTTGTGATGTGATCGTGAAACGGTGGGAAGATTACACCGGGCAGCAGGCAGTCCGAATCCCGGCAGAGGATGTAAAGTAGAATGGCAGAGGAACAGCAGGGCGGCTTCTACCGTGTAGAGGTCATCGCTTCTCTGTTCGGAGTAACGGTGCGAAGGGTGCAGCAGCTTACTCAAGAGGGCATCATATCAACAACCAAGACCAAAGAGGGGAATCGGTATGAATTAGCACCTACCATTCAGAGGTATGTCAAATACCTTTCAGACAAGGCATACGGAAAAAGCAAGTCCGAAAAGGAAGCCGAACTGAGGGAACAGAAACTGCAGGCAGAGATCGCCCTCAAGGAATCCCAGGGAGAAATGCATAGATTAAAGACAGAAATCGCATCGGGTAAGTACATCGACATCGAGGAAGTGAAGATGGACTATAGCCGATTTTTTGTTTCATTCAAAAAGTTTGCATTATCCCTGCCGAGCCGACTATCCGGCAGAATCAGCGGTCACTGCGACCCGATGGAGATTCGCTCGATAGAAAAGGATCTGAACGCAGAAATCATCCGGTTATTAAACAGCTTTGTGGTGGCAGGCTGCACACCGGAAGAAATGGAAAAGAAAAAGCGTGGCAAGAAATCCGTATCGTAGATACGAGGTCACAGAATACCAGAAGGAAGCCTTAAAGTTCCTACAGCCACCAGAGGACATCACGGTATCGGAGTGGGCAGACAAGTACAGGGTACTGGATGCCAAGACCTCTGCAATGCCGGGACCATGGCGGACAGAACACACCCCATACCTTAAAGGCATCATGGATGAGTTCAACAATTATGAGACAGAGGAAATCGTCTACGTGAAGCCTACGCAGGTAGGTGGAACAGAGTGCCTCCAGAACATGGTAGGTTACATCGTCCAACAGGACCCTGCGCCGACCATGATCGTATATCCGACAGATACGCTCGCAAAATCCATATCGGAGAACAGACTGCAGCCGATGTTCAAAGCGGCACCGGAACTCCGAAAGAGGTTTGATGAGAACTCGCAGTTGCAGGAATTACAGTTTGATGGAATGTATCTGACACTGGCAGGCTCGAACTCCCCATCAAGCCTTGCGAGTAAGGCAATCCGATTCCTGTTTCTCGATGAGGTGGATAAATATCCGGGGGCATCCAAAAAGGAAGCCGACCCTGTCAGTCTGGCAAGGGAACGAACCAAGACATTCCACAACAGGAAGATATTCATCACAAGCACACCGACACTGAAAACAGGGCATATCTGGAAAGCCAAGGAAGATGCAGACATAGAGAAGCACTACTTCGTTCCATGTCCGCACTGCGGGGAATACATCGAACTCAAGTGGAAGCAGATACACTTCCCCAAAGAGGAAGGGATGAGTTACGCAGACCGTGCAGAATTCGCAACTTATGTATGCCAGGAGTGCGGATGCGTAATCACAGACCAGGACAAGCCGGAGATGCTCCGCAAGGGAGAGTGGCGGACGGTCAAGGAAAACACCAAGTTCGTCCGCAAGGTAGCATTCTGGATGAACACTTTGTACTCTCCATTTGTTCGCTTTTCGGAGATTGTAAAAGAATTTCTGGACAGTAAGGACGACCCGGAGAAGCTGCAGAACTTCGTCAACTCATGGCTTGCAGAGCCGTGGGAGGATACCAAGCTAAAGACCAACGCAGACCTCGTCATGGAAAGACAGACCGAGTACGAGGAACTGGTAGTGCCGGAGTGGGCGAAACTGCTCACGGCAGGAGTCGATGTACAGGAGAACTGCCTGTACTGGAGCATCAGAGCGTGGGGCAACTACCTCACAAGCCAGAACATAGCACATGGACAGGCTTTCTCATTCCAGGAAGTAGAGAGAATCATGAACCTCGAATACCAGATGCCGGACAGCACACCACTGGTCGTAGCACTGGCACTGATCGACTCCGGTAATGACGCAGATACGGTGTACGATTTCTGCGCCAACAATTCAGAATGGGCACTGCCAAGCAAGGGTTCATCAAACCCGATGCTGTCGCACTACAAACTGTCCAAGGTAAATAAGAGCGACAGCAAGGCATACGGCATGAATCTGGTATTGGTAGACACCGGAAAATATAAGGACATGATCGCCGGACGAATGCAGAAAAAGAACGGCAGCGGATCATGGATGGTTTACCAGGGATGTGACAGAGAGTACGCAGAGCAGGTAACTGCGGAACATAAAGTGAATGTCAAAATGGGAAACGGCAAGGTCAAACAGGAATGGCAGCAGAAAACCTCCCACGCAGACAACCACTACTTGGACTGCGAGGTATACGCAACAGCAGCGGCAGACATCCTCGGAGTACGAACCCTGCATCTGAATGAGATACAGGAAAATGAGCAACCAAAGAAACAGGAAACAACCCAGTACACCCCGGAAGAACACTGGATCAGTCAGAACGAAGGGTCATGGGTATAAAGGAGGCAGAGCATGGCAGCAGTAGAATCCAATTACAATGCTTCGGAAATGCTGACCGAAGTAAATAATGCCATTTACGCAGTGCTCGTAGGCGGCCAGTCTTACAAGATTGGTACGAGACAGCTCACCCGTGCCGACCTTAGTCTGCTCTACAAGTTAAGGAACGACCTCACAGCACAGATTGCAGCAGAGGGTTCAACCAGTTTACTGGATGATACCTATGTCGCAGTATTTGATGGGAGGTAGAACATGAACTGGTTAGATGGAATTATAGGTTTTATATCCCCGGAGTGGGGAGCACGCAGGGAAGCATGGCGGCAGAGTCTGACTGAGATGAGGAACTACGATGCAGGCAACTATGACAGGGGCAATGCAAACTGGAGGGTACTCAACCAGTCGGCAGAATTTACGGACCGGTACAGCCGTGACAATGTCAGAGCCAGAGCCAGAGACTTGGAGCGAAACTCCGACATGATGAATTCAGTCATCGGGGCATACAAGCGAAATGTCATTGGCGGCGGTTACGCACTGCAGGCAAAGACAGGCAGCGACAAGACCAACGAGATTATCCAGACCGCCTGGAAGAAATGGTGCAAGAAACAGAACTGCGATGTGACCGGAACGCAGTCCTTCACGCAGATGATGAGAATGTGCGTGAAGCGAAAGAAGGTTGATGGCGGAATCCTTATCATAAAGAGATACACCAAGGACGGATACCTCCCATTCAAGCTTCAGACATTCGAGGTGGACGAACTGGACAACTCGCAGATGCTCCCGAAGAAAAAGGGGAACAAGGTAGTCGGTGGTATTGAAATGAATGAGTATAACAAGCCGATGGGGTACTGGATCAGACAGTATTCCGTGGACGGAATGGCACTCTCAAATCCCGTATATGTGGATGCGAAAGATGTCATTTTTTTATACACAAAACACCGCCCATCGCAGGTGCGTGAGATGTCCGATATGAGTCCGACAATCACAAGAATCCGAGACGCTAACGAATTCATGATAGCCGTATCGGTCAAAGAGCGAATAGCGGCCTGTCTTTCAGTATTCATCAAAAAGCAGTTACCGACAACCGGAATCGGTCGTCAGAACGGCAGCGTACCGGGACCGCACCAGGACTACCAGGGCAAATCCATCGCACCCGGCATGATAAAGGAACTGAATGCCGGAGATGAGATACAGGTCGTAAACCCGACCGGACAGGCAACGGATGCGGCGAGTTACATCAAGCTGCAGCAGAGACTTGTCGGAGCAGGACAGGGCATCAGTTACGAAGCCACAAGCCGTGATATGTCAGAGAGCAATTACTCCTCAACCAGACAGGGCATCATCGAAGATGACATGACCTACGCAGAGGAAAAAGAGATGCTGATGGAAGTCATGGACGAAATATATGAAACTTTTATTATTTCGCTGTGGCTCGCAGAGGAACTGGACGCAAAGGACTTCTGGGATAACAAGGATAAATACTTCGAGCACGCATGGATCACAGCACCGAAGAAATGGATTGACCCTCAGAAGGAAGCAAACGCAAACAAGATTGCTCTGAACACAGGACAAAAGACCTTCAAGCAGATTGCCGCAGAACAGGGTCGTGACTGGAAAGAGCAGATAGATGAAATGGCAGAGGTACTCGAATACGCAAAGGATAAGGGTATCGATTTAGGAGGTGTGATTTTTGACCAGACAGCAGCAGAACTCTACGAGGACGAGGAAACACCTGCCGACAATCCTCAGCAGACAGACGGAAACCAAACCGGAGAAGAAACAGGGCAGGAATCAGAAGAAGGCGATGGAGCAGAGGAAGAAGGAAAAACAGACGACTAGGGAACTGACAGTTAATTCTATCAGAGCCATGGAAGGAGAGGGGAATGAGCGAAAGTTCATTCTTTCCTTTTCCTCTGAAGAACCATACGAGAGATGGTGGGGAACAGAAATCCTCGACCACTCAGATGGAGCAGTAGACCTTACACGATTAAATGAAATTGGTGTGCTGCTCTTTAACCACGACCGCAACCGTGTCATTGGAAAAGTAAACCGGGCATGGATTGAGGACTTGCGTGGAATGGCAGAGGTTGAATTCGACAGCGATGAAGATGCAGACCTCATCTATCAGAAAGTCAAAAGCGGAACGCTGAAAACAACGTCCGTAGGCTATCAGATAGACTCATGGGAGGAAGTAATGCCAAACAAACAGTCAGCAGATGGCAGGTTCACAGGACCGGCAGACATCGCAAGAAAGTGGACACCTTACGAAATTAGTATCGTGAGCGTGCCTGCGGACCCAACGGTCGGTGTAGGCAGGGAACTGGAGGAAGAAACCGAGCAGGGAACGCAGAGCCGCTCTACAGACTGGTTCGAAAGGCAACTTCAAATAAATAAAAATATCATCAACCAAGGAGGTAACAGACGATGAACAAAAAGCAGCAGAGACAGCAGAAAATGCTCCGTCAGCAGGAAATCGTAAATGCCGCCAAAGAAGCAGGCAGAGATCTTACTGCGGAGGAGCAGACAGAGTTCGACTCCCTTCAGAGAGAAATCGAGAGACTGAACGGAGAGATTGAAGCAGAGGAACAGCAGCAGAGAGGTATGAATCCGCCTGCAAACGCACCTCCGCAGAATCCGGCAAACCCGGAAGCAGACACCCAGAGAGCAATCCAGGAAGAAAGAGCCAGAATCCGCTCCATCACAGAACTCTGCGGAGAGTTCGGAATGGAAGCCAGAAGCTATATCGAGAGCGGTGCGACACTGGACTCCGTAAGAGGAGCAGCACTGGAGCACGTAAGACAGCACGGTGCACCGATTCCGGCAAACGGTAGAGTGAGTATCACAGAAAGTGCCGAGGACAAGTTCAGAGCGACAGCAGCGGACGCTATCGTGATGAGAAGCGGGATGGAACTCCAGAACCCGGCAGACGGTGCAAGACAGATGATGGGAATGACGCTCCGTGACTTAGCCATTGAGTGTCTGACCAATGAAGGACAGTCCGGACTCAACAGAAGATCCTCTGATGAACTCTACGGTATGTTACAGAGACAGTTCTACAATCCGACAGCAGCGTTCCCTGCTATCCTCGACAATGCCATCAACAAGGCATATGTGGAAGGACACAAGACTGTAGCCGTAACATTCGACCAGTGGACAAAGAAGGGAACTCTTAAGGACTTCAAGACCCACGACAACAACTACTTAGCAGGACCGGTAGGCGAGTTCCTCGAAGTGCCGGAGGGTGGAGAGTTAAAGCATGATGTGTTCGGAGATGAGAAACTCCCGACCAGAAAGCTGAAAACATACGGCCGCCAGTTCACGCTTACAAGACAGGCATTCATCAACGATGATATCGATCTTGTAACCAGAATTCCTGCCAAGTACGCAGCGAGCGCAAGAAAGACCCAGAATAAGCAGTGTTACCAGATCCTCGTAAACAACCCGGCGATTTATGACGGTACTGCATTATTCAGCAGCGCACACTCCAACTTACTGGCAAAGGGTACAGGAATCACGAAGGAAGCCGTGCAGGGAATGATCCTCGCACTCCAGAACCAGACAGACCAGTTCGGAGAAGCAACTATCATCAGACCTGCAATCATTATCGTGCCGAGCGGATATATGTTCGATATGTACACGCTGTTCTACAGCCCGACAATCAGCACATCCGGCAACACACAGGCAGTGAACCCGCTCTACAGATACAAGGACAGCATCACGGTAGTGGAAGATCCTACAATCAACGCACTCTGCGGTGGTTTTGGAAATGTAATGCCTTGGTGGTTACTTGGAGCAAAGGACGACACAGACTTCATCGAGGTTGACTATCTGAACGGACAGGAGATCCCGACAATCAGAAGAATGGAGACTCCGGGCACATTGGGATTCGTATGGGATATCTACCTCGACTGGGGTATCAGCGTCATGGATTACCGTGGAGCAATCAAGAACCCTGGTATCGAAGTAAAGAACCCGATTGAGTTAGCATAACAGAAGGAGGATGCAGCCATGAGCAAAGCAAGTTACTGGCAGAGAGGGGAAACCCTCGATTATAAAAATACTGGATCATCCACCATCGAAGCCAATACAGTCGTAGAACTTACTGGCAGAGTGGGTATCGCAGGAACTGACATCGCACCCGGAGCAGAAGGCGACCTTCATGTGTGCGGTGTTTTTGAGTTCGATAAGACTGGAACGAACGAGATCGCATTCGGACAGCCTGTTTATTTCGACAAGACAGGCATCACAGACGCAGCGAACAACGGAGAGACTAGCGGAAGCAAGGTCGCATACACACCTGCAGGTTTCGCAGCCAAGGCAGCGGCCGCAGGAGACGCAAAGGTACTTGTAAAAATTGGATAAGGAGGTGCAGCCATGGAACTGGTAGCAACATACCCTATCCTTTACAGATCACACCAGTATGAAGTCGGAGACAGCCTCCCGGCAGACGATGAATCAATGGTGCAGGCATGGCTTGACGCAGGAACAGCCGTGTGGAGCGAAGGCAAGCAGGAGAAAGCGAAAGCAACTCCTGCCACCGCCACAGCAGGACTGGCAGGGGAATCCAAGAACGGAGAAACCCCGGAGAATGTAGTCGGCAGAGTGCCAAAGACACCGACCCGAAGTAAAGGGGCGAAAAAGAATGGTTAGAAAATCATTCAAAGAAGTCATGAAGGACGATGTGAATAACACCTTCATGAATGTGGATGAATTCGCAGATATGCACACCGTGGACGGAAAAGAAATCCCGGTTCTCGTAGATGACAATGAAATCATCGAAAGAGAAAAGAAGATGAAATCCAACATGGACGGTGTGTATGTGAAGCAGAAACTAATCTATGTCAAGGCGGATGACTTCGGATCACTGCCTGCCATCGGTCGGCAGATTGTCTTTGATGGAAAGAGGTACATGGTAACCGATTCCACAGACGAGGGCGGAGTATACACAATAACCATGGAGGCTAACAGGACGAAGTAATGGGATTGCAGAGCGGAATGATAGAGTTTGAAGTCGACCAGACTCAACTCCAGAGGATAGAACTGAAACTGAAGGACATGAAAGCGAAAGCACCGCAGGCATTGAAGAATGCCGTGAATGCTACCGCCAGAGATGCCAAAAAGGATCTGGCTGACAAAGCCAAGGAAACCTATGCGGTAAAGAGTCCAAGGTTTAAGAAAGCTATCGCCCAGAAGAACGCAACGGCATCCAATCCGACAGCCACTCTGAAAATTACAGGGGCAGTGAATGAGTTGGCGGACTTCAAGTACAAAGACAATACTTCAACAGATGCGGCCAGAGGTAAGGTACTGAAAGCAAGTGGACTGAAAAGTCTGCAAAAGGGTAACCTCAAGGCTTTTATTACCAAATTCGGAAGTGGTCATGTTTCTGTAGTTCAGAGAAAAGGAACATCAAGGCTGCCACTTAAGAAATTACTCAGTCCGTCCATTCCTACCATGGTAGGAAACGAAGCCAAGGTATATGGCATCGTAAAGCCTAACATAGAAAAGAACCTGCAGAAGAACATCCAGAAGCAGATCGACAAAATACTGGGAGGCAAGTAAATGACGGCGCAGATTTTACAGGAAGAACTTGTAAAGGAAATAGGGGTTATTTTTAGGGATGACCTCTTCAAGGATTCCGCAGGGGAGTACATCAAGATGAATGTCTATGAACAGAACCTCCCCATCAGACAGGACGAAGATGCACCGGACCCGATTCCGTATGTGATCGTCCGAGTGGAAACAGGGCAAGCCAAGGGCGGTGTAGAACCGCAGGAAGTGTTCGTCACACTGCTGATCGGATATTTTGACGATGACGCAGGAAACAACGGACACAAGGGTGTCCTTGGAATCATCCAGAAGATACAGGAACGGTTCATGAAAGAACCAATGCTCGCAAAGCAATTCTATTTTATGAATGATGAGCAGCACCCATTCGACTGGGCACTGCAGGACGAAGAATCATTCCCTTACTTCTTCGGAGCAGCGAGCATGACATTTGCAACAGCAGCAATAAGGAAGGAGGATAGATTCGCATGAGCGAAGCAAAGACAAAAGCAGTGCAGGCGGAAGCCAAGCAGGAAGCAAAGACGGTAGCCAAGACACAGGAAACGATGGTGTATGCCGGCCCGACAATTCTGGGAGTGGCAACACACAATCAGTTCTTCAACAACGGACTGCCGGACGGATTGAAAACCGCAATGGAGAAAGAACCTGCGATTTACAATCTGGTCGTGCCGATCAGCAATCTGGCGGCCGTGAACGCAGACATCGCATCACAGAGCGGTGCCGCTTATGTATTTTATAAAAAAGCAGCCGAGTATAAGGCTTAAGGAAGGAGAGAAAAGCAATGGCTTACAATCATGGAGTAAGGGTAAAAGAGCAGGCAACGAGCCTGGTCGCACCCGTTACAGGAACAGCCGGACTGCAGGTAATCATCGGAACAGCACCTGTGAACCTCGCAGCCGACCCGTACAAGGCAACCAATGTACCGATGATCGCCTACAGTTTCAGTGAAGCCGTGGAGCAGGTTGGATACAGTGACGATTTCAAGAATTACACGCTCTGCCAGAGCATGGACGCTTGCTTCCGTGTTCTCAATGTCGCACCGATTATCTTAATCAATGTGCTCGACCCGAAGAAACACAAGAAAGCAAACGAGGAACAGACCGTGAATGTGGAGAAGATGCAGGCAACAGTAAAGGTGGCAGGCATCCTCGCAGATACCGTAGAGGTAAAGGCAAACGAAGCCACACTCACAGCCGGAACGGACTACATCACGACATTCGATGATGACGGATACCTTGTGATCACATTAACCGCAGGAGGCAAGGGTGCATCAGCCAAGACCCTCACAGTCAATAGCACAAGCATCGACCCGACTGCCGTAACAGAGAGCGACATCATCGGTGGATACAATGCAAGCACCGGAGCAGAGACTGGTATGGAGTTAATCCGCCACATCTATCCGAAATTCAGCATGACACCGGGTCTGCTCTTGGCACCAGGATGGACGCAGAAGCCGAATGTAGGTATCGCCCTTGCAGCAAAGTGCGAGGAAATCAACGGAGTATTCACTTGCGAATGCATCCTCGATATCGACACCGCAGAAGCAACCAAGTACACAGACTGCAACGACTGGAAGAATAAGAACGGATACACCAACAAGCACGCAGCACTTCTCTGGCCGCAGGTAAAGGTCGGAACGAAGCAGTATGCATACTCCGCTATCTTCGGAGCATTGACAGCGTACACAGACGCAAGCAACGATGATGTGCCGAACCTCTCCCCTTCCAATAAGCTGATCGGAATTACTGGTCTCTGTCTGGAAGATGGAACAGAGGTAACACTGGATCAGCCGCAGGCGAACCTCTTAAACGGACAGGGAATCATTACCGCAATCAATGATTCCGGATGGAAGTCATGGGGCAACAACACAGCGTGCTATCCGGCGAATACAGACCCGAAAGACAGATGGTTCTGCTGCCGTAGATTTTTCTCATGGTGGGGCAACAGCTTCATTCTGACCTACAAGCAGAAGGTCGATGAACCGGGCAACTACCGTCTCATCGAGTCCATCGTAGACAGCGAGAACATCAGAGGAAACTCCTATGTATCACAGGGCAAGTGTGCAGGGGCGAGAATTGAATTCAGCGAGGACGAAAACCCGGTAACGGACATCCTCAACGGCAAGATCCAGTTCCACCAGTACCTCGCACCGTATGTACCTGCAGAGGATATCCTCAACATTTTGGAATTTGACCCGGATATGTTATCCGCAGCATTAAACGGAGGTGAATAAGAATGGGCGCATTAGGTATTCCCGGAGTTATTAATAACTTCAACCTTTACAACAACGGAACAGCACTCGTGGGTCTGACAGGGGAAATCTCCCTGCCGGACTTCGAGGGAATGACCGAGACACTGAGCGGTCCCGGTATCCTTGGAGAAATCGAGGAAGTAATCATCGGACAGTTCGGAAGCATGGAACTGGAGATTCCGTTCCGCATCCTCGATGAGGACGCATTCAAACTCATGTCCCCGGCAACTTCACTGAATCTGACACTCAGAGCCAGTGAGCAGTTCACAGTCAAGAGCACAGGCGGTATTGACTATAAGGGAATGAGAGTAGTTGTACGTGGACGACAGAAGAAACTCACAGGCGGCACCGTGAAGCAGGGCGGAGCGATGGACGCAGCAGTGACAGTGGAGATCACATATATCATGATTGAGTTGGACGGAAAGCAGAGAATCGAACTTGACAAGATCAACAACGTTTACAAGGTCAATGGTGTGGATTTACTGGCAAAAATCAGAAAGCAGTGTTAATCAAGGAGGACGAGCAAGATGGAAAAAGAGACAAAGAAAACAGAGGTAGCAGTAGAGGTATTGGACAAAGACGGAGAAGTGATCGAGAACGAGTATACGGTAGTTTTTAATAAGCCGTACACATTCGAGGGCGAAACCTATGACAAAATCGATCTGAGCGGACTGGACAATCTGACAGCAGCGGACATGATCGCAGCAAATAAGATTCTGGACAGAACCGGATCATTCACATTCCTCCCGGAAATGTCCTTGGAGTATGCGTGCATCATCGCTGCCAAGGCAACCAAACTTCCGGTGGAATTTTTCAAGGGATTACACCCAAAGGAAGCAGTCAAGGTCAAGAACCGTGTGACAGCTTTTTTCTACGGAGCGGAATAAGTCCAACTGACGGTGCAAACCTCCGGAAACTCGCAATACAGTTATCAATGACATTACGGACCGGGATAGATTTCTTTCTATCTCTGTCCGTTTTTGAATTGCGGGAAATAGCCGAGGAGGTGGCAGACATTGGCAAGCAGCAGCAAAGAGCAGGAACTCGCCATTAAAATCGCAGGCAAGGTCGAAAACTCTTTCAAGCAAAGTCTCGGAGTAACCGAGGACGGATTAAACAAAATAGCGAGCGTTGCTAAGAAAGCCGCAGCAGTGGCAGCCGCAGCATTCGCAGCCGTTAAGGTCGGAGACTTCATATCCGGTGCGGTTGATGAGTATGCGGAATTTGAACAGGCAATGGCAAACACCTCTGCTATCGCAGGGGCATCTGCGGACGATTATGCGAAACTGTCTGCTGCGGCCAGAGAAGCAGGTAAAGCGACAACCTTCACGGCTTCGGAGGCGGCCGATGCCTTGGGATATATGGCACTGGCGGGATGGAATGTGGAAGAAAGTACCGCAGCCTTAACACCAGTGCTTAAACTCGCAGAAGCAACGCAGGCAGACCTTGCTACCACCAGCGACCAGGTAACAGATTCTATGAGTGCCATGGGAGTTGGAATAGATGACTTACAGGGATACCTCGATGTTATCGTAACAACCAACAACAAGGCGAATACCACGGCTGCAGACCTTATGGATGCATTCATCGGATGCGGTGGTGCAGCCAGAGCCGCAGGTATGAACTACAAGGAAACCTCCACAGCACTCGGAATCTTGGCGAACAACGGTATCAAGGGCAGTGAAGCAGGTACAGCGTTGAACTCAATGCTTGTACGAATCAGCACCAAGGATGTAGCACAAAAGGCATTCAAGGATTTAGGTGTCGCAGTTTACGACAGTTCCGGGGAAATGAGGAACATGAGGGATATCCTCGTGGACCTAAACGGTGCAATGGCAGGAATGACGCAGGAGCAGAAAAACTCCTATATGTCAGCAATTGCCGGAACGAACTACTACTCACAGTTTGGTTACTTACTGGACGGAGTAAAAGAGGGAGTAAACGGCTCTGCATCAGCATGGGATGAACTCGCCGGAGCAATCGACAATTCAACTGGCGCACTGGATGCAATGGATGCAACAGCGACCGGAACATTACAAGGCGCACTGGCACGATTCCAGTCGGCAATCAGCGACCTAAAGATAAGCATGGTAGAGGACTTCGGACCGTATGCGATGCAGATCATAGATGCGGTGGCATTGAAAATCCCGGATATTACGGCAGGGTTCAGCGAACTCATTCAGAAACTACCAATCCAAGAATTCATGAACGGAGTCGGTCAGATGGCAGGCGGTGTTCTGGATTTTGTCGGAAAGATAGTGGACGGTCAGAGTTTCTCCGAAGCATTCTCGTCAACACTGTCGGAAGATTTCGGTGTAGAACTGCCCGGAAGCTTACAGACATTCCTTGGAGTGATCCAGAACCTGTGGGATGATTTCCAGTCATTCATTGGATGGATAGGAAGCACCGCCGAAGCAACACTGGGCGGATTAAAAGATACAATCGCAGAGCATGAGCCACAGCTACAGGCAATCATGGATTTGTTATCAGATGTGCAGCAGAAATTCTCGGAAGCCTTCGGGGGCGCAAGTGATGATGCAAGCAGTCTGGTAAGCGGAGGACTTCCGGCACTGGTCGGGGCACTCTTGGATGTACTGGGCGCAGCGGCAAATGTACTCGACAAATTCGTGGAATGGAAAGGTTTTATACCTACCGTGACCACACTGGCGACAGCCATCGCAGGATTTAAACTTGCGAAAACAGCGATAGAGATCGCAAAGGTTACCAAGGCAATGACACTGCTTCGGGTAGCCAAGATAAAGGATAAAGCGGAAACATTGTATCTGAACGCACTATATGCCAAGGACGCAATCGTGAAAGCAGCATCCACAGCAGCAACATGGGCACAAACAGCAGCCACAACCGCATGGAACGTGGTCTGCACGGCGGCGACAGCGGTAACGACCGCACTGGGTGCAGCGTTTACATTCTTAACCAGTCCGATTGGCTTAGTAATTCTGGCAATCGGAGCAGTAATCGCTATCGGTGTATTACTGTATAAAAACTGGGATACGGTAAAGGAAAAGGCAGGGCAACTCGGAGAGTTGATCTCCGCAAAGTTCTCCGCATTGAAAGATGCGGTCTGCAATGCGGTGGACGGTTTCAAAGATAAATTCCCGGTAGCCTTCGAATTTATCAAGGGTGTATTTGATGGATGGTGGACAACTGTCAAGGGAGTAATTGACGGAGTGAAACAGGTATTCCAGGGAATCATTGACTTCGTAGCCGGGGTATTTACCGGAGACTGGAGCAGGGCACTGGACGGACTGAAAAACATCTTCCTCGGAGCATTTAATGCGCTGAAATCGTTGGCACTCGCTCCTTTGAACGCACTGAAGGGTGTAGTAACCGGAGCATTTAATGCCATAGACACAGCCACAGGCGGAAAGCTGACGGCAATTAAAGAAAAAGCGTCCGAATGTTGGAACAATGTGAAGCAGACGGCAGGTACAGTATTACAGGCAGCCAAGGACACTGTAAGCGAAAAGCTGAACAACATGAAAACCGCATACGAGCAACACGGTGGCGGAATCAAGGGTGTAGCAGCCGCAGCGGTCGAGGGTGTCAAAGGATATTACACAGCCGGATACACATTCATAGACAATCTGACAGGCGGAAAGTTATCAGCCATCAAGGATAAGTTCACATCCAAGATGGGCGAGGTAAAGGCGAGCGTTTCGGAAGCATTCAACAATGTCAAAGACACAGCCGGAAACCTCATGGAAACAGCCAGAGCAAATGTAGGGGCAAAACTCGATGCCATGAAATCTGCGTATGACAGCGCAGGTGGAGGCATTAAGGGAGTGGTCGCAGGAGCAATGGCAGGAGTACAAAGCACCTTCTCCAGTGTGATGAGCACCGTGGATACATTGACGGGAGGAAAATTATCCTCCATTACAAGTGCATTCACAAACAAACTGAACGCAGCCCAAACAGCCGTCACGAATGTCCTTGGGAATATCAAGCAGGCATTCAGTGACAAACTGGAAGCAGCGAAAAGCGTGGTAACCGGAGCACTGGACAAAATCAAGGGAGCATTTAACTTCAAGTGGTCACTGCCGCACCTCAACCTCCCACACATCAGTGTAAGTGGAGGACAAGCACCATACGGTATCGCAGGAAAAGGCTCACTGCCTAAGTTCTCAATCGAATGGTACAAAAATGGTGGTATTATGACGCAGCCTACCGCATTCGGAATCAATCCGGAAAGCGGAAACTTAATGGCAGGCGGAGAAGCAGGACCAGAAGCAATCGTGCCTCTTTCCCAGTTATGGGAGAAAATGACGACCATCCTAAAAGGCATTCTCGCAGAGAGCCAGAACGGTGGCGCAGGCAACGCACTGTCGGCACTGGTGGATAAGGTCGGGGCAGCAATGCAGGGAAGCACGCAGACACCAATATCCGGTCTGCTCGACAGACTGAGTGGCGGTGGAAACGAACCGCAACCTGCGACAGCAAACGGAGCACCAATAAACTACGCACCAGTATATAACTTCAACGGCGCAGCACCTACGAAGGATGATCTGGTGGAAGCAGAGCGTATGTCACAAGCAGAATTCAATGAAATGATGGAGCAGTGGCAGCGTGACAACGACAGAAAGAGGTTCTAAGGAGGCGAGAGAATGGCAGGTACATACGAAACGGTGCAGGGCGACACATGGGATAAGATAGCGTACCAGGTCTACGGAGATGAGAAGTACGCAGGATACCTCATGGAGAACAACCGCCTGTTACTGGAATACCTGGTATTCCCGGGCGGGGTCACTCTCGCCACACCGGAACTGGCAGATGAGGTAGACGAAGATCTGCCAATATGGAGGGATTAAGCATGGACCCAAGGAAAGCAACCGCCTCCGTTTCATATAACGGAAAGCGGATCGATACCAAACTCGCAGAGTACCTCCAGTCATTCAGTTACACAGATGTTGCATCGGGAGAGAGCGACAGCCTCTCCCTCAACATCAATGACAGAGACAGGAAGTGGATCAAGTCATGGTTTCCAAGCAAGGGAGACACTATGGCGGCCACGATTATTATGAAAAACTGGAGCAAAGAGGGAGATACGCAGAAATTAAGCTGCGGGTCTTTTGTGATTGATGATTTCAGTTTTTCTGGAACACCAGTCAAGCTGAAACTGGAAGCGTTGGCACTTCCGGCAGACAGCAGCTTCAAGGAAACACAGAGAACAAAAACATATGAGAAAACAACCTTGGAGAATATCGGACAGGAAGTCGCAAAGCGGGCGGGCATCAAACTGTACTATGAAGCACCAAGGATACCAATAGAAAAGGTGGAGCAGAGCGAGAAGGATGACTGCTCATTTTATAACGAGTTGGTAAAACTCTACGGCTTCGCCATGAAGATATATAAAAACAAAATCGTGGTGTTTAACGAAGCCACCTATGAGAAAAAGAAATCAGTGGCAACGCTGACGGAACAGAACATAGAACCGAACTGGTCATGGAACACAAAATTGTGCAGAACCTACACCGGGGCGAAATATGAGTACACCAACAATGATAAGAACCAGACGATAAAGGTCGAGGTCGGTGGCGGAAACAGGATACTGAAGGTCACGGATGCAGCGAGCAACGCATCGGAAGCAGAGCGCATTACACTGGCAAAAATCAATGAAGCCAACAAGGGCGACACAACCATGTCGGTAACAATGACCAGAGCCAACAGGAAGATCATAGCGACCTCCTGCGTGACCATAAAAGGCTTCGGAAAATTGGACGGCAAGTACTATGTGGAAAAGGTCACATGGGATATCGGAAGCGGATGTAAGCAGAAACTCGACCTTCGGAGAGTGGCGGATCGCTTCACGGATGCCAAATCATCGACCAAGGCTGTGGCAAAGAAGTCAAAGACGGAGACAAAGTCCTCCACAGCGACTACCACGGCAACGAAGTCCACAGGAACGCAGACACCAGTAAAGGGCGGAAAGTACACACTGACCACTACGAAAAAGGGTTACTACACCGCAGCCGAAGCACTGGCAGGCAAGGTAACTGGAGGACACCCGACAGGTACAAGACGACCTGGAACATATACGATATTCAACATTTCACAGGGTATGCTGAATCTAACGACCAAGGCAGGAGTGCCGGGGTCATGGATAAACCCAAACTAAGGAGGTGGAGAGCATGGCAGCAGCGACAATCAGACTGGGGAAGATATCCTCAATCAATTACACAGCAGGGAAAGCCAGAGTGGTGTATGAGGACAGAGACGACTCCGTGACAAGCGAACTTCCATTCCTCGCCCTGCAGTACAACATACCAAAGGTAGACGACCTCGTGGTCGTGGCTTGCTTTTCCAACGGCACGGTGTCCGGGGTCATACTCGGACCGGTGTATAATTCAGCGAACACACCACATGAGGGTGGCGCAGGCATCTTCCGGCAGGAGATGAGCAACAATGTGAATGAAGCAGTCATGTCCTATTCAGAAAAGAAGCAGACAATAATCCTGCGTGCCCCGAAGATAGAATTCGAAGGGTACGGATACGAGGACAAGCCGTATGTGACACTGGAACAGATAAACGATGCGTTCTCGGACATTGATAATAACAAGACCGGGATATCCAACCTGCAGGATGACACAGCCAAGACAAAAGGAAAGCCGTCCCTGCAGGCACAGTTGGACGCATTGGAAAAAAGAGTAAAGGCACTGGGAGGTTGATGGGATGGGAAGAATAGGAAACTTTGGAAAACTGATCGTCTTTGAAACGAGCGACAGCAGAATCCTCAACTTCACAGACTACCAGAGAACCATATCAGCAAACTGGGCGAAGCATGAGCGCATCGGGAAAAAGCCGCAGTCAGAATTCCTCAACCCAGAACTGATGACCGTACAATTCAAGGTCGTACTGAACGCACAGCATGGAGTGAAGCCATGGAAAACATTCCACGAAATCACAAAAGCAGTGCAACAGGGAAGAGTGGAGAAACTGGTCATCGGAAACCATGCCGTAGGGTCGAACAGGTGGAAGATCACACAGGCTACCCAGTCAAACCTTGTTGTTATGGGTACTGGGGAAATCCAGAAGATGGATGTCAATCTTTCATTGGAAGAATATCTGTAGGGAGGGCAGCGGAATGACAATAGACTTAAAACACATAACCGTAGCCTTTGACTACGCAAGCGGGGACATCGCAGATATTAAAAGATGTCTGGAATGCTTATACCAGACGGCAGAGGGAACGTGCCCACTTGACCGGGAATTCGGTCTGAACACGGACTTCGTAGGGATGCCGATGGATGTGGCAAAGAGCCAGTTCGCAGTGGAGATCATCGACAAGACGGACCGGTACGAGCCAAGGGCAACAGTAAAAGATATCAACTTCTCATTCAATGAGGATGGGCAGTTGCAGGCGGAGGTGGTAATAACAAATGTCTGACACAATCCAAAGCGTAAAAGACCTCCCAGAGGTGTCGTTCATTGACAATGACACACTGGAAGCAATGAAAACAAGAATGGTGGCAAACTTTGAGAGCGAATGGAAGCGCATCACAGGACAGGAGATAACGCTCTCTCCTTCAGATCCGAACCGCATCATGCTATATGCCATCGCACTGGAATTATACCAGGACGAACAGTACATAGACAGAGCCGGAAAGCAGGACTTAATCAAATACTCCTACGGCGAATTCCTCGACAACCTCGGAGCAGGCAGGGGAGTAACCAGAAAGCAGCCGTCCCCTGCGGAAACAACACTGAGGTTCACTCTTTCAGAGAAGCGGCCTGCAGCCGTAGGCATACCGGAAGGAACAAAGGTCACGGACGGCAACCTCAACTACTTCGCCACAGTAGGATACGAGGAAATCCCCGCAGGGGAAACCTATGTAGATGTGAGGGCACTCTGCACCGAGAACGGAGTGGACGGAAACGAACTGCTGCCGGGGCAGGTCAATGTACTGGTTGATTTGATACCGTATGTGGAGAGCGTAAGCAACACGACCAAGACAAGCGGTGGAGCAGACCTCGAATCAGACGAGAGCCTTGCAGAGAGGATATTCCTCGCACCAAGCGGATACAGTGTCGCAGGACCGAACGATGCATACAAATACTGGACAAAGACCTACAGCCAGACCATCGGAGATGTAAAGGTAACCAGTCCGAACCCGGTAGAGGTAGAAATCCGTTTCATTATGACGAACGGAGAACTCCCGACAAAGACTGTCATAGACGGAGTGGCAGCATACCTGCAGGATGAAAACATCCGCCCGCTTACCGACAAGGTAACCGTGCTCGCACCGGAGACGGTCAAATTCAACATTGCATTCACATACTATGTAAATTTGAGTGACCAGTCCAAGGCAGGAACTATACAGGCGGAGGTGGCACAGGCGGTGGCTGACTATATCGAATGGCAGACCAGAACCATCGGCAGAGATATCAACCCTTCAGAACTCATGAAACGGATCGTGGCAGCCGGAGCAAAGAGGGCGGAGATAACCTCTCCGGTATTTACGACCGTGCCGGATACCAGTGTCGCAAGGATAGGAACGCAGACCGTGACATACGGAGGTGTTGAGAATGATTAGTTTATATGACGGACAGATCACAGACCTCCTGCCATGGAAGATAGCACAGAGCACTGAGGTGCGCTGCATATCCTACGCAGTGCAGCAGGAACACCAGAGGATGCTCCGGCTGGCAGCGCATACCAGAACTATGGCAGTCATTGGTATGTCGAATG